CCTTAGTAGTATCGTTAACCGATATCTTATTATTATTGTTCTTAGAACAAGTTAGATACCAATACACGGCGGTAGTACAAGTTGGTGTTTGCTGTAAGAGCACCAAGACCTTGTGAGTCGTGGTCACCTTCAGCATATGGGTTAGCAACCATACCGTAGCGAGTCTTAAACCCGATTTTTGGTTGGAAGCTGTTTTCACCAACGGCACGAACCATTTGCAACGGTACGTATGGGCAATAGAACAAGCCAGCATCAAATGCACTTGAACCTTTATAACCGACAACCAAATAGTTGCTGCCTGCATATGGGTCAATATACACTCTGTAACGACCGTTAAGAACACCGGCGAATGTGTTGCCTGTATCATCAACTGCCAAGTTGTTACCGTTAAGTGCTGGTGTGTAGTCGAGTACACCGGCCATTTGCAATGCTGATGCAACATCAGAAGAACAGATAACCATGTTACCTTTACCACGACGTGTACCTTTTGCGATTGCGTTTGCTTCTTGTTCAATTTGGAACATCAAGCCCTTGAACTTCTCAACAGACCAACGTCCGTTTGCATCAACGTCAAGATCGAATGTACCAGGAGTAGCTGTAGCTGTTGCACCTGCTTTAGCAGTTGTGTAAATTGTACGAACTAATTCACGGTTGATTTCGACCAAGATTTCTGATTGCAGAATGTTTGCCAGCTCTGTTTCAGCATCCAAACCGTGTACGGCTTTAAGATCCTGAGCAAGTTCTGTTGTGTATTCTGCTTTCAATGCGCGTGATTTTGCAGTTACGGCAACTTTCTCGATTGAGAATGCCATTTCAGCAAATCCTGCACCTACACCGTCGCCCAATGCTTCAGCTGCTGCTGTTGTCATACCTGTACCAGTATTAGCAGTTGCAGCGGAACCAACAGTACCTGCAGATGCGCCAGCACCTGAGAAGCCTGTTGCTGCTTCGTTGTAGAATGCTTCGTCACCAGCTTGGCTGGTGTAATGCGAACGCATTGCGAAGATCAAGCCTGTTGGGCCTGTCATAGGTTGAACACCAGCAATGTCATATGCCATCAAGTTTGGCATAGCACGGCGTACCAATGAAATCAGGATAGGATCGTAACCTGCAACAGGACCTGCTGCAGTTGCGCCTGAACTGAAACCTGCTGGTGCGGAACCTGCAGCATTGGTTGGTGCGGCTTCTGACAACAAGGAGCTCATGCCCACTTGTGTGTCGCCTGACTCCATAAGAGCCTTTTCTGTGTTTTCAAGAATTGTAGCGGTTACGCTTTTCTTGTGCTGATCGGCGATTGGTGAAAAAGAATCGTGCTCAAGAATTGGGCCCCACTTCTCCACAAGCGCTTGATAGTTTGACTGAGTCATATCTGTCTATCTCCTTGTTTTGGTTTTCTTCTGGATATATTTATAAAAGTTATTATTTCAAATGTGTTTTAGCATTAAGAGCCTCGACGAGAGCATTAACTGTATAATAATCCGATGCAGGTTTAGCTACAACGGTATCTTCTACAATGATTTCGTCTTCCTCAACATTAGCATCTTCCGTTACGGCTTTTGCTTCTGCAAAGAATGATTCCTTAAGAGTATTAAGGTTTGCGGTGTACTCTTCGATATTATTAAAATCGAGCTTTTCAGCAAGAACCTTCATTCTTTCCTGTTGGGTCAGAGTAAGATCCTCAGTGACTTCTGCGAACACTTTTCCGGCTTGCAAAGAAGTGATCTCTTTTTGCAATGCAATGTTCTCGTCAATACGAGTATTTGCATCAGTTTTCAATCCTTCAACTTCTTCTTCAAGCTCAGCAACAACATCAATGGTATCTTCATTGATTGCAATGTTGTGCTCTTCAAAAAGTCCTTTCAGACCGTCCATCAACGATTCTGCCATTTCAACCTTAATGCCGGCTTCGATAGCAACTTCGTTTTCTGTCATCCACTCTTCTACAACATAGTCGAGATAGGAATCTAGGTTTTCAACAAGGCCATTGACAGTTGAGTCAATTGAAGATTTCATTTCTTCATCAAGCTGTGTTGAATATTCTTCATTCATTTTGGCAGCTTTTGCCGCAGCACTTTCATTTACTGCTGCTTCAAATACCAAAGTTACTTTTGATTTAAACTCTTCTGAAAGATCCATGCCTTCAAACATTGCTGAGATTGATTCGTCAAGTTCAACGACTTCTTCTACAACAACTTCTGCATCAGCAGCTTCTGCATCTTCTTTCATTCCAGGTGTTACTGCTGCAATTTTTTCAGGTGTTGGATCAACCTTCTTTGCTACATCAGCCTTGTGTTTTTTTGCCGTACCGCCTTTTGGTGTAACAGGATCTTCAACTGAAGAAACACCATCGTCGGCTACAAACTTTTCTTGTAGTTCATCTGACATGCTTACTACTCCTTTTGTTATATTCTTTATACCTAATATTTATAATTTTCATTTTCTGAGTGATTCGATAAATTTATTCAACATAGCAGCTGCTTGTGCTTCATCAATCCGCTTGACAACTGTTTTGTATTGTGTTTCAACTTCTTGTTGAATTTCTTCAATCACTTCAGCAACCTGTTCTTGAACCTGCGCAGGCAACCAAGAAGATGAAGCAATGTCATAAAAGTATTCAACATTTTCCATAATACCATTTACGAAACAATTAGGGCCAGACGGATCGGTTACAACATCAACAGTAGCTAAATGGAAATCTGATTGAACTTCCATGATACCATCTTTTGTTGGTTTAACTGAACCAAGTCCACGTGTTGATACACCGACCTGAACTCCTTCGTCAATGAATGTCTTAACAATTTCACCCATTGGAGTACCAAGCAATTTTGCTTTACCCATAAAGTTTGAACCATCTCTCCTCATTTCAGTAATCAAATGAGATACACGGTCGCCGTTTACGGTTGGTCCATCAGGGTGACCAAGTTCCCCAAGAGCTCGTTTGGTTTCAACAAAATCTTTATTGTATCGAACCATTTCTTTCTCAAGGATTTCGGATGGGTAACATCTACCGTTGCGATTGTTAATGTCACCTTGCATAAAGATACCTTCAATGAAGTAGGACTTTTTGCCAGTTTCTTCATTTAATTCTGTGCTCGTTGAGGCACTTTCGTTAAAAATTTCTGTAATAAGTTTCATATCATTAGGTCCTTTATTTGTAATATATTTATAATATTATTACCTTTTAATCCTTTATTGAAGTGCTTCTCTTGCAAATCCTACAATTTCGTCAAAACCTGCTTGATCTTTTTTCATAACGGATTCCATTTGTTTACGGTTTTTTGTATTCAAACCTTTAAACATTGAATTAAGCAATTTTGCATCTTGAGGTGAAATCCTAGTTGATTTACCGTTGTCAAATTTAAAATTACCAGATTTTACTGCTTCGTCAATCGTAGCTGCTTCATTTTTCTCCCAAGGGGCTTTTTTCAATGTGACTGCTTTTTTACCCTCTTTGGATGGCGCTGTTGCCTTATCCAATTCTTTTGCAAGTGCAGCACTTTGGCTTTCTTTAATACCACCGCCAAGAGCCTTTTTGATTAACTCATTTGCTTTAACTTTTTTGACTTCCGACATTTTATCCATGCCATGGTCATCTGTTTGTTTTGCTCTTGTTGTTCTCATAACTGTGCGAGTTTTGCCATCAGGACCAGTCATAGTTACTGGTCTTTTTGTAGCAGCTTGAGTTGTTTCCTCAAGTTCTTCACCCATTGACATTACTTCGGCTGTTGCATAACTGTAAAGTGTTTGCATTTCTTTTGCCACACCTGCCAATTTGTTTTGAAACCATTCTTCAGGATCTGATGTTTTTGACACATATGCCGCAATACCTTGCATTGCGTGTGACATTGAACGCAAAGCATTCATCATCATTGGCTTTTCTTCCATTGGGTTTTCAGCAAGATCAACATCTTCTTTCATAGAATTTTTATATAGATCCAATGCTTTTGCATATTTTGGATTTTTCATCATACGTTTTGATTCACCGTGATCTGGATTATCGTGTGCCATACGGACCGTAGGCTCATCCAAGGAATGCTTTTTCATATGTTTCTTATATGCATCAAACTTCTTAGGATCGACGGTCTTGCCAAAGGATTTACTCATTGGTTTCATTGAACGTGAGATCTCATCAATTTGTTTTGCTTCTTCGCCTAACTTACGACCGCCGCCTGCATCTGAACCAGTTTTCTTGATATATGCTGAGTCATATTTTGCATCGGTGCCATCATCGGCAGGGCGCTTTTTCATAGTTTTACCTTTGATTTCACCAGTAAAAACTGCGTCAGGTGCAACCGGGTGTTTAACTGTTTCAGCATCGTGCATATCTTTAAAGCGATTATTTTCATCGGAGCGGTTATGCTTCGATACTTCAGCTAGTTTTTGTTTAAAA